GAATGGAAAAGGGCGCGGTTGATCTGGTCACCCGCGGTGGTGGACATGCTCGGGCTCCTTGCGACGGCGGCGGCCCAGCGTGTTCACGGGCGGCGCGGTGTCGGGTTCATCCTCGGTGCCGGGAGTATACCGCTCCCATCCGCTACGCTCATCGTAAGCCGCTTCCATTTCCAGCGTGGCGATCTTGGTGCCATGAATGGGGTGGCGAAGATAGATGACAGCCATACGAGGGACGGGGGCCGAAGCCCCCGTAGGTTACGTTGCGGTAGTGACGTTTGTCCAGCCCGTAGTGCCGTTTGTGTTGACATACAGACGAGTGGATGTCGAAGACCCGTCCGTGCGCAGATATAGCGATCCTTGAGCAGCCGACACCGTGGGCGCGCCGGAGCCGATAAAGACGCCCAAGTTGGCCGTAGTGGTCGCCAAGAATGCAGCCGTGCCCCCGGCCGTAACCGCTACGGTGTTGTCAGCAATGACATTGCCAGTAGCCGTCAGAGACGCGGCGGTAACTGCGCCAGTAGCCGCCAGAGACGCGGCGGTGGCGGCGCCAGTGACGGTAACGCTTTCAAACTCGGGATCGCTGTACGCGACACCGACAGCCTTGGTATTAGGCATTATTGACCCTTTCAAAAACGGGGGCCGAAGCCCCCTGATTGATCACGCAGCCTTGTAGACCGTCCACGCACCTTCCGCGGTCTTCCAGAAACGGAAAATCGCGCTGGACGTGATGGCCACAGCTACGGTGGCGTTGCCGCCGTCAGTGAAGCCGGTGCCAGAGCCCATAGAGAACGTGACAGTGCCAGACGACGTGCCGATGTTGACAACGGACAGGTCGAACGTGCTGCCAACGGTAGCGTTGGGCAGCGCGGTGTCCAGCGTGGTTGCGGCCGGCAACGTGTAGGTCGCCGCGGTCGTGGAGGGGTTAGCCACCAACATGCCGCCGATCAGCTGCGCAGCCGTCAGGGTTGCAGTAGCGGTTGCGGTCTGCGGAGTAGCCGCGTACCCCATCGTAGTTTCGTTGCGGTTGCCTGCACCAACTTGGTAGCCACCAGCGCCATTAGGGAGAGCCATGATGAATTCCTTTCGAATGAAGTTCAGAAAGGGGGCTGCTATACGCTTAGCAGCCCCCGTTTCGGTTTAGCCCCAGAGACGGCAAGCCATCTGCGGACGAATGGTGCTGTAGCCGTACAGCACGTCAATCCGGCAGGGCATCCGGTCGTTGTTGATGTCGTATTGACGCACGACACGCAGGCTGATGCCGTTGTGGTTGGCACGGCTGGCCATGTCCACGCCTTGCGGCAGGAGCAGGTCGGCAGTGGCAAACGTGATGGCGTCCTTGTGGTAGACCAGGTTCTGCGGGTACTGCGTGGACGCAGTGCCGAGGAACGTGGCCGCTTTGCTGTTGCCAGGCAGAGCGTTGACGGTGGCCAGCGCATGAGACGCCGAGTAGATCGGAGCAACCGTAACAGTCGCCGCGCCGCCCGATGCAGTCACGTTTGCAAGCGCAACAAATTGGAACAGCGAGCCAGTGGATTCACGGGTCTGCGGGTTCACCGCATAGCAGTCAGCCACAGTGAACACATCGCCAGCAAGGACGGTGTTGGTGCTGCCGAGGCCGCTAAGCGAAATCGAAGTTGCGCCTTCGGCAGTCACCGCAGCAGCCGTCGTGCCGTTGGTGCGCGAGCCAGTCGTGAACTGCTTGATCGACTGAGACATGTTGATCTCGTCGAAGCCCAGCACGCCCGTGCCCATCATGCCGTTCTTGAACTGCTTGCTGATGGTGTCGGTCGGGTTGAACAAGCCCTTCATGCCTTCCACCAGCCCGGCGTTGGCCGCAGGGTTGACGGTGGCGTAGCGAGGCGACATCACCGCAGCGTTCTCGTTGAGCTTCTGCTGGGCTTGCAGCAGAACCAGCGAGGTGGCCGGCGTGGTGCCCGGCGTACCAACGGAATTGCCGATGGTCTTGAAGGCGTTGGCCACGTCAGCGTCGATGCTGGCAGCAAGCTGGCTGATACGAGGCTTCAGCACACGATCCGCGAAGTCGTCCAACTGCATCGTCAGTTCGGCGGACGTAAAGTTGACGCCGATGTGCTTTTGCGAGGAGACGGTCAGGGTCGTGAACTGCTCGTTGTCGTCCTGCACTTGCAGAGCGGCGCCGTCAGTCACCAGAGCGCGGTCCGGCAGGCGGATGCGCAGCGTGGAGCCGATCTTGGCTCCTTCAACAGCGAAGCTGTCGTCGTACTGGCGGTTCACGTTGCGCGTGATCACCAGGTTGTTTTCCAAGATCTCCAGGGCTTTCCTGGTGATCATGTCAATGGTCAGAATGCTATTGGCCACAATGAATTCCTTTCAAGTCTTAGCGGGATGCCTGCGCTTGCAACTTACGCATTTGTCTTGCTCGTTCGGCTTCAATCCACTCCGACGTACTCATGTTCTTGATGGAACGCGGGTCAGTCGTGTCATACGACGGGTTGTTGCCGCTGCGTGCGGTGACAGGTGTGATTGGTGCTGGTGCAGACGTTGAACGTTTGACGGGCGGATTGTCGGCCAGTTTGGCTTCGATCCTCCCAATTTCCTTGGCTTGCAGGATGGGCGGTAAGCGAGCAATACGTTCCGTTTCCTTGACGTTCGTACCAAGGTAGTACGCTACGTCAGGGCCGATATCAGACGCACGAATGGTGTCGGCCATGACGGTCGTGATTGGCAGCTTGGGGTTGTACGCGACTTGTTCAAAGTCGTCATACTTATCCCTTGCTTGCTCTTCACGATTGTGGTATGCCTCCAACAGTTCGGTGTGCTGCTTTTGCTGCGTTCGCAAGTAAATCAGTTCTTCGGCCTTTTTTACGGCCAGCGCCTCCGCGTATGCTTCCGGAGACTCAAACTGATCAACTGGCGGAACATCTTTCGGCGCAGACTGCCTGGTTTGCATTTCTGCTGACCTAGCCGCTTGCTCTCGTTCCCACTTGCGCTGCTCTCTTGCGAGGCGCTTGCTGATCATTGCGTCGATTTCAGCTTGGGAGAATTTCTTCTCCTCTGCGGTTTGCTCGACTTGGTTTTCAGCTACTTCCGGCGAACTTGCTACAACATCAGGCGCAGCCGTTGCTGCCTGTGCCGGCGCGGAGTCTACTTCCGCTAGGACTTGAGTTTCTTCAGTCATACGTGCTCATTTCGAGCCCCGGTGTGCTGCGCCGGTACAGTTGGTAAAACTATAGCACTTCTGCAGGTTCGTTTGCGGAAAGTTGCGCTTCAGCTTGCGCCTTGACCTTCATGAACACAGGGTACGCAGCGTCCAGCGGTAGCTTGCCCAACCCGGCGAGCAGCACGTTCATGTCGTTGACAGACAGATCAGTGAGAGTGATCTTGGGCTCGTTCATGTTTCTTCTGCCTTTCGGGCCGAAACCTCCAGCGGGTTGTTTCGATAGCCGTGGCGGAGGGTGAACCACAGATACCGTGCGTAGAACCCGATCACACCGTACTGTGCAATCTGGTCTGCATGCGCTTGTTCATGCCGCACAAGTCTCTCATCTTGCAAGCGCTCGGGCAAGATGTAGATGCCCCACGGGAGCGTCACTCCCGCGAAGCCTGTGCGGCGCAGGGTCCAGCCAATCAGGCCGTTTGCGGGGCGGATGACCATGGCAGCGGCAATTGCACGACGGGCGGGTTGATCTGGTTGTCGATCAGCGACTGCACCGCAGCCTCAGTTGCGTCCTTGTTCACGCCGTTGTCCCAGCACCAGCCCAGCACCATGTCTTGCGTCAGGTCTGGGTAGGGTGTGAAAGAGCCCTCGGGCGCGGGGAATGAACAGGTGCCGTACACCGTAGAGGCGTAGTCGCCGTCAGCGCCGTTGCAGCGCCAGCCAGCAGTGACAACTACGTCGGTGTTGTCGCCCTCAGTGGGCTTGCACTGCATCCATTCGATGATCCAAGTGAAGGTAGTCATGGTTGTCCTTTCAGGGGTTAAAAAGATGTACCGCCAAAGAATTGGATGGTGATTGTGGTAGTGTTACCAGATGTGTTTGTTACGCGAATAACTCC